GGGACGAATTCTTCCTTGCAATTCTTGGCGCTGATGCTGCTTGGAAACACACGGTAAGCGAAGATCCGCTCTTCTCACAGTACCGCTACAGCGGACAATCGACCTTTGGGGTTCCTCTTGAAGACACAATCATAAGGACGTATGGGCTTGCAAAGGATCTGTATGGATCTACTGTAGGTAGAGCAACAGGTTCAAGCCTTGAGCGCGAAATGACTCAGCGTACTTTGCACTCGTTTAGACTTATGCTCCCGGCTCAGAACCTACCGGGACTTAAACAGTTTTTCAACATCCAAGAATCTGAAATTTCAGACTATTTACGCCTACGTCCAACCCAACCCCGCGACAGGTAATGAATCTAAGGAGAAACCAACATGGCAAACAGTTACAAACTATATACAGGCGATAACGCAACTAAGATCTTCGCTTTATCCGGCATTGATGGATGGGTAAGTACTACCTTTTTAAAGGTGTATGTAAACGACATCCTGCAAACCACCGGATATTCGTTTATCAATATGTCAACTACGCCTCAAGTTGAATTTATTACAGCCCCTGCGACAGGCGCCGTTATTCGTATTCAAAGGGAAACTGCACGATCCTCGGTAAGCGGTGATTTGACGCTTAGTGCCTTTAAGTCAAACATCATCGACTTTAATGATGGATCGATTCTTACTTCCGGAGATCTTGATAAGGCTGTAGAAGGGCTTGTTCATGTATCTCAAGAATCAAACGACAGCGGTTCGGGCGCTTTAGGGCTTAATGCCACACAGACTGCTTGGACTGCCGGAAGTAAGCGCATTACTAATGTGACGGACGGCACCGCTGCCCAAGATGCTGTTACGGTAAACCAATTCAACCTAGCCACCCTCTTTGGCGGTTCTGCTATGCAGCCGGAGTTGTGGTCACTTACGGGTACCGGAACGGCTACCTATACGCTTAGTCCGGCTCCTTCAGGCTTGAATGAAGATCTGTTCTTTGTGACCATTGATGGCGTGGTGCAACCCCCTAGTTCCTACACCCTAACGGCAACTACGATTGTCTTTAGTGCTGTAGTTGCTTCTCCCAAGTTAATTAGCATTCGTAATCTTGGTGTAGCCCGAAGTCTTGTTTCTAGTGTGCAGACGGCAATGATTGTTGATGCCAATGTGACCACCGCTAAACTTGACGCTTTTGCGGTAACCAATGCAAAACTTGACACGAATAGCGTAACTACTGCAAAGATCGTAGACGCTAACGTGACTTACGCTAAGGTGCAGAATGTAAACCCAAACAAACTGCTTGGTCGAGTTTCGGCAACCGCAGGGGTAATTGAAGAGGTTACCTGTACGCCGTTGGCACAAACCTTTCTTACTAAGACAACCGCAGCAGACCAACGTACAGCCCTTGAGTTAGGCGCTCTTGCTATTAAAGCAACCGTAGCCTCAGGCGATATTGACACCTCAAGCGTGACCTATGCCAAGATGCAAACTGTTGCTGCGAACAAAGTACTTGGATCTGCCGCAGGAGGTGCTGTTAGTGAACTTGATTGCACGGCTTACGGGCGCACCCTGCTAAATACTGCCGATGCTGCCGGACTCCGTAGTGGTCTGTCTGTGGATCCAATCTATGAACTGCGCACATTTACTACAGCAGGTAACGCCGAGACCAACACTATTAACATTAATTTAGGAACAGGTGGGGCGTATAACACTCTTTATCAAGAGTACATTCTTTTCTGCAATTACTCTACAAGTGCCTCACCTCCTGTAAGTAACAAACAAGTTTTAACTTTTACAGGTTTAACAGATTATACGCGGAAGTTCCTGGTGTCTTTTAGCAAAATTAGCACCGATTCCGGCGGAAACAAACTTGCTAGACCCGAAAACATAACTGTAGAAACAAGGATTTTAGACAACAACGCCTCCTCCGGAATTAGTACTTTTCCGTCTTCCGGAACCATTACGCTGCTTCCGATTCCCTTTGTTGAGCGTCAAGTTCCGGAACTATGGTCTGTTACCGGAGTTCTTTCGCAAACTGCCTATACCCTTTCGGGAATGCTTACCAACAGCACAGACATTAAAGATTTCTTTGTTACTGTGGATGGCGTTGCACGGGCTAATAACTATACAATAAGTGCAAACACTATTACGTTCTCTTCTCCCCTTCCAACTGCGGGTCAGGCGATTGTGGTACGCACATATGGAGCCAACAAAACTACGACATGGGTTCTTCAAGGTAGTAGTTTTGTTTATACAAACGTCATCCGTATTCAACGTATTGTATAAAAGGAACCACAATGCATACCGAAGCCGAATTGATGTTAGCGGTTGGTAGGCTTGAAGGCAAAGTAGACGCTATTCTACAAATGCAAAGGCTGCATGAGGAGCAGATCAAGAATCACGAGGAGCGTCTACGCGAACTTGAGCATTCAAGATCCTTCACAATGGGCATGGCAGCCGCAATAGGTGCCGGGGTTTCGGTAGGGCTTAATTTAGCAATCAAGGCTTTCACATGAATAAACACACGCTAGAACAAATTCACTCTGCTCTTGCAGAAGAGTTGCTCCGAAAGATCATGGATGGCTCTGCTAGTTCTTCTGAACTGAATGTAGCCCGTCAATTCCTAAAAGACAACAGCATTGATTGTGTGGTTGACGCAAGCGTTCCTATGCTGAACCTTGCGAAGATTATGCCGTTTGATGAAGAAGAGGCTGCGTGAGTGAACTTGAACGCAAACTAAAGGACTTTAGGAACTTTGTGTTCCTTGCTTGGGATCATTTGGGGCTACCTGAGCCCACTCCCATCCAACTAGACATCTCCTCGTATCTTCAAAAGGGAGAACGTAGGCGGGTCGTACAAGCCTTCCGTGGGGTAGGCAAGAGTTGGCTTACTAGTGCCTATGTAGTCTTTCGTCTGCTGCACGACCCTCGGTTGAACGTCTTGGTGGTCTCCGCGTCTAAACAACGTGCTGATGATTTCAGTACGTTTACGCTGCGGCTGATCAACGAACTGCCCCTGTGTCAGCATCTGAAGCCCCGTGAGGATCAGCGCAACTCAAAGATTGCGTTCGATGTGGGTCCCGCTCCTGCCTCTCAGGCTCCAAGTGTGGTATCTAAGGGAATCACAAGTCAGATTACGGGTAGCCGCGCTGACTTGATCATTGCTGACGATGTAGAAAGTTTAAATAACTCCGCTACATTCGCAATGCGTGAGAAGTTGCACACATCTATTGCCGAATTTGAAGCCGTTCTCAAACCCGGAGGGGAGGTGATCTTTCTCGGTACGCCGCAGACGGAGCAGTCGATCTACCACAGTCTGCATGAGAAGGGATACAACACCCGCATTTGGTGTGCTAGATACCCTGACGAACGCCTGAGAACGGCTTTTGGTGAGAAGTTGGCTTTGACCCTGAGGAATGGTGTGGAAGGCGAGGCTACGGATCCTAGGCGCTTTAACAACATTGACCTTATGGAGCGCGAAGCCTCCTATGGACGCACAGGCTTTGCCTTGCAGTTCATGCTCGACAGCACCCTGAGTGACGCAGACCGTTATCCCCTTAAATTGGCGGATCTCACGGTACTTGGATTAAATCCGGAGTGTGCGCCTGAGGGTGTTGTTTGGGCAACTAATACCAACAACATCGTTAAAGACATCCCCTGTGTGGGCTTTAATGGTGACCGATACTACGGACCGATGGATATCCTAGGTAAGTGGATTCCCTACGAGGGTGGGATTATGGCTATTGACCCAAGTGGTCGTGGCGATAACGAAACCGCATATGCCGTGGTCAAGATGTTAAATGGCTTCTTGTACGTCACATCTGCCGGAGGAGTCAAGGGTGGCTACAGCGAGGAGACCCTGTCCAAACTCGTGAACATAGCCAAGTGTCAGAAAGTCAACAAGATTATTATCGAATCCAATTTCGGTGATGGTATGTTCACAGAACTGCTGAAGCCCTATCTTGTAAAGATTTATCCCTGCTCAGTCGAGGAAGTGCGCCACAATATCCAAAAGGAAAGGCGCATTATTGACGTTCTAGAGCCTGTGATGAATCAGCACCGCTTGGTTATTGATGCAGGGGTCATCCGGGATGACTACGAGTCCACCAAGCAGTACGCCTCAGAGAAGTCCTTGCAGTACAGCCTGATGTGGCAGATGTCCCGCATTACCCGTGCTAAGGGCGCCTTGGCTTACGACGATAGAATCGATGTATTGTCTATGGCTGTGTCCTCGTGGGTAGAGCAGATGGGGCAGGATGTCCACCGCAAGATGCTGAATCACGCTGAAGACGAGTTTCAAAAGGAAATTGACCGCTTTGTAGACAACGCTTTAGGTAGAAAGGCAAGGGATCAGGACTCATGGATAAGCATCTAGTCACCAAAGCCTGTGAAGTGGTTTGTAAATATGAGCAGCATCTAAGGAGTGATGAGGCTCTTGGAGCGTCTAAAGCCTTGGCTAAGGCGATGCGCGAACTTAGAGAGGAACTTCCTCCAAAGATTTTGATACAGTTTCGGAGTACAAATGCCAAAACCTAGAGATTATAAAGACGAGTACGCTAAGTTCCAAAGCAGCACCTCCTCAAAGAAGGATCGTGCTTCTCGGAACAAGATGCGGCGTCTTATGATCAAAAAAGGAGCCGTTAGTAAAGGCGATAACAAAGACATTGACCATAAGAATGGTAACCCAAAAGACAATCGTATGTCTAATCTGAGAATTGTGCATCGGTCCGTGAACCGTGCAAAACATTAAATCTTTTTAAGGAATTTACACATGGCAAAGGGCGATCTTACAACACCTCCTCCTTCTACTCCTAAGAAGCAGGTTGTTACTAATACCAAGTCTTCAAGTCAAAAGAAGGGCAACCTGTCCCTAGCACCTATGCAGGCTCGTGGCATGGGGGCTGCTCAGGCTCAGGCTATGGATGGCAAGGCAAAGACCGTTAACTCACCTCCACAGAACCTTCAGAATCCCCTTACGGCTTTGTTTGGTGACCGTATGAAGTCCCGCCGACCAAAGTAAGGAAACCCTATGCCTCGCGCTCCACGACCCGGTTCTAGTTCTAGCGAACACACAAGTACGCAGCACAACATTAGGGAACACTTGGGAACTGCCCCTTTGGTTCGCAAGGACGCGGGGTTGGCAGAAGTACATAAGCCTCTTAAGGACTTGTTTGGAGACCGGATTAAAGATCGCAAGAAGAAGTAAGAGGATTTACTATGGCAAATGAAGGTCCAACAGGAGGTGATAATGTTGACACCGCTACCCTTAGTAAATTTAATCGCTTTGGCGCCAATAATCCTCAGGGATCGGCAGCGCATAGAGCGCAACAGGGTTCAAAGAAAAAGAACCAACTGATGATGATGCTGTTGCAGATGATGATGGAAGAGGAAGAGCCTGAAGAGAAAGCAACACAGACCTATCAGGAAGAACTTGCAGGGGACAAGGAATCTACCCTGACTCCTGCTCTTGCTAATAACCCGGCTACCGCTCTTATGGGTCCTCAGAAGCCCAAGGAAGAGCCTAAGGATAACTTTAAGAATATGCTCTTGGCTTTGCTACTTAAATCCCAAGGATAAATCCAATGGTTATCAAGTGGTACCCTTACAGTATACCTGTGATTACCACAAAGATGGCTAAGAATGAGTTTGGGGAGTTTTTATTCTTCCCTAGTCCTAGGATCTTAGTATCAGAAGACATCCAAGGTAGTATACTCTCTAGTACTCTCTTACATGAAATACTAGAAATGGTGAATGAAGTACATGATTTAGGGTTAACTGAGTCAAAGATAAGAACTTTAGAGGTATCCCTCAGCCAAATCATGGGGGAGAACCCTGATCTGTGTGTCTTTCCCAAGAAGCCGCCGGAATGCCCTCAGGGCGATTCAGGGGACGAAGACGGGTCTCGACTGCCTTTGACTCCACGGAGCGATCCTGAGGCATCCTAGCCCCCTTAAAAGGCAAGCCTGTGGACAACCTGCGGTGCAGTTTGAAGGTACGACAGGTTTTGGAGAAAAAATCTGAAGGGGCTTAATTAGTTTCAGGGCTTGCCGTTCCCCCCGTGGGGGTACCCCGCAGCCGCGCAAGGCGCAGCCGCTATCCCGCTCCTGAAATTTGCCGCTCGTTATCCTTTGGTTATGCAATGGGCGCGCGTTATGCAATGAATAGTTGCCTGTGCGCATGGGCAGAGTCTCCCGGTCTCCCTCCCCGTTTATTTGTGGAAATCTTTCCATATTTCAATGGTAGCCCTTGCATCATGCCGGATTGATGGTAAGATGATCATGCGAAGGCAAGCGGAGCGGTTTCTAGTGACTAGAAACGAGACCGAGCCCCTTCCACTTTGAAAGAGGATACTGACATGAAGACCGCAACCGATACCGCAGCCCCGACCGCATCCCTCACGAGCCTCACCGGGGAGTCCATCACGGTCTCCGCTCTGACCTGCAAGGGCTACGCCCCGACCGTCAAGGCGAAGATCGTTACCCTCGTCAAGACCGTGAAGACCGCGCTCACCGCAGGAGGCAAGGTTGCCGACCAACTAGTGGAACTGTATGCCGAATCGCCTTGGCTTGTCTCCTGCCATAAGTCTCCACTCGCTTGGTCTATCGCCCTGCTGACGGAGGCTACCGGGGAGGCACCGAATGCCACTATGTACGGATGGATGCAAACGGCGATTGCCAAGTCTGCGCTCAAGGCAGGCAAGGTGGACGTATCCAAGTTCACCGCCGATGCGCTCCGGGCTATCGGGGGTAAGGCGTTTGGTCAGGAGCCCGACCGCATGGTAGACGCTGCGGAGGAAATGTTGGAGACTTGCGAATTGAATGATGCCGGAAAGATTGACGCGAAGACCGCGGCGAAGTTTGCCAAGGGCGAGACCCTGAACAGCAAAGATGAAATGGTTAATAAGATTTGGTCACTCGTGAAGAAGTACGCGAAGACCGAAGACGCGCAGCGTGACCTGATGCTTGCCATCGAAGCGAAGATCGATACGGTTTGGTCTAAGTAATTCTAGTCACTAGAAAGATCGACCCCGGCATCCGAAAGGGTGTCCGGGGTCTTTCGTTTATTTTTTTAATTTTTTTTCTTTTTATTTTTTTATTTAATTTTTTATTTAATTTTTTTCTGACCACTATCACTATCACCAACTATCACC